CCTCTTATCTTAATATGACAACAGCGGTAGAGAGCAGGATAAACGGAACAGTCTCTACTCCGTCCCGTTTACCTCACTGTAAATTGTTTGCTTAACTTATCCAGCAAATCTGGATTTTCAGCCAGCATCTTGGCTACACCCTGACTTTGTACCTTGCCAGTGATGATGTCGTCCGCTTGCTGATCGGATGTTGCAGTACTCGAAGATGGAGAAGCACTCCCCTCGTTTACCGTACTCGCTGCATCTATTGATTCACGCCGCTGCTGCTTCTTCTCCGACCTCGCTCGACTGTAAGCCGAACCCAAACTGATAACCTTGCCGAAAGAGATATCATCCCCGTCGTCACGGAATTTCATGGCTGTCTCAGCGTCTTCCGCTGATAAACCGAAACTTTCCATCAGTTCCTTGGTCTTGGAGTCGCGTTCGCGGACGCCCCTCAACTCGTCAACTTGAGATTGCAGTTTACCGTATTCGGTAACCAACTCTTCAGTTGCCTTGGAATACAACGAAAACTGGTCGTTGGGCACGCCATTAGCGGGAGGTTGATCAGAAGGTTGAACATCGTCATAGTATCCGTCCGCCGCTGACGGCGCCGGTTGCTGATAACGGCTCAACGTATTTATCTGATTCTCTAACGCCTGTATCCTCACGTCCCGTAATCCCAGCTCTTTCTGGAGTTCGCTGCGTGCCTGACCCAACTCGGTTATCTTACGGTTCCCGTGTTCCGCCCGTTTACGCAATTCATCCAACTCATGCTGAATAACATCAGGATTGTCGGTATCCTGCTGTTCGACTGTAGCCTGTTCAGGGGTTCCGGTTGTCTCTGCCGATTCTTCAGAGGCCGGTACCACTTCTTCCTCCACAAGCCCTTGGTCATTTAATTCCTGTTCCATCTTATATCAATCCCCTGCCATTTTAATATAATAATTAATTCTTTAACTGTCCCGCCAATGTCCATAGACGTGTTAACGGAACATAACAGTTGTTGATCTTCTCCTAACGGTATAACACACAAAAAAGTTTAAAGTCAACTCTTTTTTTATTCTTCTTCAGAAACATCCTGTACCGGCGATTCATCGTCATCCGGTTCCAAAGATCCGCCACCGGCCATAATATCATATATCCGGCGTTGTTCTTCCAGCAAATCCAGCAGGATTTCAGTATTGACTTTCAATAAAGCCAAGAACCTGTCCGCCAACACCTTGTCCGGTAAGATCGAAGTGCTGATCTTGCGCCTATGCGTACTCGTTTGCGCCATTTCCGTCACCCTTTCTTTATCAATTTTATCACACAAGCCAATAGCCACATCAGGCCATAAGCAAAAAAACACATTAAGAACATATCAATTATCACTAAACAAGACCCTTCTACATCTGCGGCATGGCCTGTTCAGGAACCCCCTGACCTAACCCCGGCAATCCTGTTAATCCGCCGCCAATGCCCGCAGCTTCTTCCTGCGTTTCCGTAATGACTTCATCCTGCGGCGGTGCTTGACCGTACATCCCCTGCTTGCCCGGATCAAACCCAACCGTTTGGCGGATCTTGTCACGCAACTCAGGCCTAACCTTCAGGCCCGTAAACGATAAGAACTCTTCCAAATCGTAAACACCCAGCTGCAATAACTGGATAGCATAATTTATCCGTGCAGTAACGTTATGCGGCAAGTCAGCCTGCGATTCCACTTTCACATCCCATAATAAGTCACGCATACCTTCCGACCATAAAAGCCATTCGCCCGAACCCCACTGTTGCGTCATTCTAGGATCTTCGTATTCGTAAAACTGTTGCATCAAGTAAATCTCCAGCCTCGCTTGCCGGCGATAACTCTCGTCCAAGGAATCCATCTTGAACGATTGACGCGTTAACGCTGCCGCCTGCAGCGAATTCGCCAATACGCCCGACGTCCCCGACTTAGCCGACCCCAGCATCACGTCCTGAACACCCGCCATATCCGATCTTCCGTACGTCTCCATCTCTTTCATTAACATGAACACGTCCTGCGATATCGGTGCAGGAGACAACCTCTCGATCCGTTTACCGGCTATCGATCCCTGACTCACAGGTATCATCAATCCGGGCTGATTCGTAACGTCCTCGGCCAATAACGCCCCTTCCTCATACATCCACTGGTTGTTACCCGCTAACATGGCATTGGCTATCACCATGTTATAAAGGATATTCACCGCTTCCTGTACAGTTACAAGCTGATCAATCTCTGTCTTGCCGAAAAACTGGTGCGGCATCGGGTTAGCCTGATACGCAACTACCGGAAATTCCCGGTGCCAATACGGATTTGGCCGATCAACCACCACCTTCTTCTCATTAACTATCGTTATCATCCGGCCATTAGGATATTTCAAAGCTTTCGGCGGTTTGTCCGCTTGCATATTAACTTCCGGCGTAGCTTCATTGTAATACAACTCGTATACCGGATACCTGACACGCTTAAAATTAGTGGCTTTCTCCAAATTGTTGTCGTTATTGCGGAAATAATTTGTTACCTTACTTACCGTATTCAAGATACCGTTATCCGTCTCGTAACTTTCCGCTTCACCACCGGCGAAATCCCGTTCCTTAATCCGGTAAATGCGTTCTATGTCCGCTACATCCATATCCATACGCGTAATAACGTATTTGTGATCCGTTAAATCCACCCTCGTACCATACGGATCAGGTAAAACGTCTTCCGGATGAAGTATGGGCAGGTTAACCCTGTTTTTTACCGGATCATAAATAACTTTCCGGTATGCCGTGCCACCCACCAAGACATCAACCAGCAGTTCCGCTACCTGTATACCCTCGTTACGCGATTCGTGTTCCGCTGACAACATCGTCTGTAACCGTTGCGCCAAATCACCGTCCGTAACGCCCGGTATAGGGATTTCCAACTCGTTAACACCTACCGATGCCTGCATGAACGGGAAATCGGCTTCTACGAAATATTTGGGGTACCCGCGCATCAGAATCGGTCGTAACGTCTCGATTATCGGCCCAATAAGATCACGGCTGATCCGGAACCGGTGTCCCGGAACACGTTCATCTATGGCAACATCGTCATCAACATCTTTCAGGTAATGACTGCCCTTATAGACCAACATGTTTTTCCGCATCTGACGCCATCTCGGTCGGCAAGCTTCTTCCGATTCGCTCTTCAGTACCCTAAACGCTTCAAGAATGTCTTCTTCACTGCGAATGGAATCAAAACTTTTCATCTTGCAACCCCTCCCAATTTAAGCATAATTTGTCCAGTGATCTTTCGTTTCCAGTATCGACAGTTCACGAAACCTCGACGTTTCAAACTGCCGTTCAAAATATTTCCTGCTTCGTGCTGCCGGTCGGCAATAATGCGCATATAACCCGCCAATAAGCGAAAAGACCAAGTCATCATAGAAACCGTCTTCCGGTTCGCCCTGTTTCCTCGGTTTGCCTTTCTTAATAGCTTGCGGTTTCCCGTTCACCGTATGGAAATTCATGCATTCCCGTAACGTTTGCTGACACGGTATCTCGATCTCGTCCGCATGGATGGATTCCTGTAGCATACCCACCCCCCGACGACGCGTATTGCTCTGGTTTCGCCACCCTAACCGATTGGAGTTTACCACACCCAGATCGCGTTCAGCAACAATCTCACGGTAATCCCATTTCTCCTGCAATAGACTAACTACCGTACCGCCGTCCGCATTATTCTCCGGACATATCCACGCGTGACCGTAAAACAATGCCAGATAATACATCTGTTCAGCGAACTCGTCAATACTTACTTGCCTGCCGTCATAACCACGGATCTTAGCTACCATCCGTAACGGTAACCGCTGCAGCACAATTGCCGCACTATAGTCACGCCCATCCAATCCTTCCGCATGGTCACTGCCCATCACGTATTCCGTGTGCGGTTCCGGAGGATAGAAAATCTGCGTTATGCCTTCCGGATCATCCTTGAACTGCAAACCCGCGGGTTCTTCCGTTATCATACCGCGATTAACCGGTTCAAAAACGTATTGCCGTAACGCTTTCTGCAAATACGACATGTCGAAAATGGTGTTCGTACCCTTGTGAAACGCATCTTCCGGACTGCAGGGATACTGACGGTTGAATTCCACCATGCTTCCCTGACACCTGTTACGGATCGAGGCACGACGCCATTTCATGTTCTCCATCGTCAGTTCCGGATAAACATCCATCATGTACCATTCGTTACCGTAAACCGAATCGCTGCTGTCCGACAAATGGTTCTTAAACAGTTCCCGTTCGTTCTCGTCCGCAAACGGTGATGAATATTCTTCATGGTAATACCACGGTACAAACAAGGCACAGAAATCACTTTTACCTTCGCTCGCCCGTTCCCATTCGGTATGGAAATCGTCCCCGTACCTGTTAGCCGTCGTCTCCAAACAAATGAAAGTGTCCGGGTTGTCCGGTACCGTCTGATACAACATGCTTAACGTCTTGCCAAGGTTCTGGAAAAAAGCCGCTTCACTTAAATGCACTACCTGAAACGTAAAACTGGTGACGTTCTTTTCGCCCTCAACCTTTATCGTCGATCCTACCGGGTCACCAAACTTCATGAACTGGCCCATACGCGTACTTTCACGGTCAAGTTCCAACGGTAAGTTACTGTAAAACCTCTCGTACATCGAATAGATATTGGCCGCAGACCCGCCCTTCTCTTCCGTGATAATCAACGCGTTCGTTTGCGGTTCGCAAATGGCACGCAGAAAACAGTAAGCCCCTATACCAGTACTCGATCCCTGTTGACGTCCCTTAAGTTCCAGCAACCTGACAGGTTTGCCTTCATTCACCTGACCGTAAATCGATTGCAAGACCATCAGCTGCGTCTTGTTGGGTACCAACGGAGTTACTTGTCTCGTCTTGTTCAGGATCTTCAGCAATCCCGTCATCGCCGATGCCACCGTCTCCGCTGATTTCAGCAGCAGTGCCGGTGATTGCCGGTACACTTCCTGACATGCCAAGCTGATCGAATTGTTTGCTTCCGAGTTCATCCAGTTTACCTACCAGTATATTAACATTCTGACCGTTGCGTTTAACCTCTTGAGCTTCCTGTTCGTGTTCCAACCCCACCATCTGTCGTTCCAGCTGCATGAACGATACCAAAGCGTCCGTAACATCCTTCAAACTTCCCATGGCGCGTTTGGGATCGTCACACCGTCGTGCCAAATGCAGGATGTCAAACATGATCTCCTGCGATTGCTGTACCTTCTCCAACTGTTTTAACCGGATCGTGGTCTTGTCCTTAACCACGCGCTGTTCAGTTTCATGCTGCGTTTTCTTTATCAGAAAATCGTCGTAAGCTACCGCTCGATCCGGCCAGTTATACTCTTTTGACCAGTTACGCCACGCTGCGTTCGGGTTCTTGCCCGGATGCAGTACCCTGAACGCTGATGCCAGTGACCGGAACTCACCCACATCCAAATAAACCAAAAACGCCTGATACGCTTCCAGACTCTCTTCCGGTACCCTGTCCCAAATCCTGTTAACCAGAAAATCGTCCAGCGTTTGTCTCTTAGCCAGTTCCTTGACACTCATTCTTCCATGTACCTTCGCCAGTCGTCCAGCACAATGAAACACGGCGTGCCTTCACCTACCCAAGCACCTTCAATATTGAAATCAAAATATTCTACCGCTTCCTCTTCCGACATGCCGCCACTAACCAACGTCCCAATAACTTTTTTGTAATCATAACATAAAACCGGCGATTGACCAAATCTTGTCACCACCCCAACAATAGCTTCATCGTGACCGTCAACCATCATCATATCCATCAACCTCAACCCCCTACCATCTTAACATCACTGAAATCCAGTACCCGCTGATGTACCACCCCGAACAAAGGGAATTCCAACTGTTCCGCACATCCAAGACCCAAATAGTTCGCCCGCTCTTCCGGAAAATTCAACAAGGCCAGAAAATGCTTGTCATTCCCCAACCCCCTCGGCGCACCAAATATCCGGTACAGTTCACGGTCATAAGCCAACCCGGCTTCCTTGGCCGTGTCATAAGTACCCAGATACTTGTTGCATAACCTCGCTATCCAGCGGTACCGACCCGAATGCGTCTTCTTTGCCGTCACGCCACGGTACCCTTCACCGTTATAGTCCGAATTAATACCGTTCAAACTGGGATCTGCCGGCCGTAAATTACCGTACCGGTTATCCGTATCGTCACGGTTAATGTGATCCAGAAGTTTGGGTACGTCACCGTAATGATAAGCCGATGATGACTTGTAGAGCCATACCAACCGATGTATCAACAAGTTTCTACCCAAGAGCTGGGTAGCGTAAACACCCGAACCGCCGCGTTGCCGGTACCCCACAGGATCACCCATCTTCCTGCCTCCGCCCCGAACACCTTCCAAATAAACCAGCGGCCTAGATTTGTCCAGCTCCAAATACCCGTATTTCCGATGCAATACCCCTTTAGTAATCTCTTCGTCCCGCGCCTTCTCACCAGTATGCACGATCAACTCCTTCCGCTCTTTCTTTACGCCATAACTCCTCGTCCGAAGGGACTCTCGCACGCCGATCAAGACCCGCGTGATCCACCTTCTCCGATTCATAGACCCGCTGACCCTCGATATCTATCTCGTTCAGCTGCCTGACAAGTTCCAATACCTTTTCCGTTCGACGACGATCAAAAAACTTGGCCTTCCAACCACATAAACTTATCAAATCCAAAACCAAGTCGCCTAATCCCGCCATTTACCTAGCCGTCACCATCCAGTAACGATTTCTCGTAAGTTTCCAAGTCGCGTCGAAACCAACCTCGCCAGAATCCGTTCTGACTCGTACGCGTACGACCCCACGTATCCTGATTGTCCGGATCAGCTTCCCTCTTCCTGATATAATCTCCTACCTTGATACCGTACTTGCTGCCAGCAAACACATTGTTGGCATGAAACAGTACCCGTTCCCCAAAGTAATCCAAAGCCGTTAAATCTGCACGTTCCAAAGCAGCAAATGTTCCTCGTCCCGCAACACCATCAACATCAATCCATCTCTCCACATTATTAGGATGCATCTTAGTATTAACTGCCATCTGAAGAATCATATCACTTCCACGCTTACCAGCATTAACCTGCATATCACCATATTGCATCTGTACTGGTGGTGGATACCGATCAAGGTTCATCTTATCCCACAAATCTTTATAGAAATCCAGTGCATGTTGACGGGTCATCTCACGCATATCCTGTTCACTGGCTTCTCTTCCAAGAAAGTCACTGAAACTCTTTTGCGTGATACCCATATTCGTCTGACCACCCTTATCGTTAGGATCGTCCACGTATCCTCCTTCGTGTTCCAAGACCATCTCTACCCATGCCTCAAATGCCGCCATGCCATTATCCCCCCATATGTCATCATAAAATTAAGTGTCCGCTATTTAACAAAAAAATGTTTCAGTGCTGAACGCTTCTTTTTCTTCAACTCAGGATCTTGATGAAAACACTCTTGACTGCAATACTTCTTTTTCCTGCTCGGTACAAACGAAAACTCATTATCACATTCAGCGTTCTGACAGACAGCATAGACCTTCTTTGATTCTCTCATCTATCCCTATCCCAGAAAGATTTTTTGAACCACACAACAAACCTGCTCCAAAAACTTACCCGTTTCTCCACAGGTTTACCCGTCCATTCCACCTTCATCCTCCTGCGTTTAGGATACCTTGGACGCACTATTTTCTTTTACCGCGCTTTTTTGTTTCCAGTAAACATATCAATGGCGCTGCAAGCAGATATGAAACATTAAGCCCATACATAACTGATATCAAACCTATTGCAATCTTCGGCCCTATTGAACTGACATCATCCAAGCTGCCTAACATTGCAACCAGACCAATCATAAATCCGATACAACCATATCCAATCGTACATCTTTTAACTGCTTTCCAAAAAGCAATAGCACTATCCAGTTCTCGAC